TCAAGCGCACTCCCGAGCGCCCCGAAGGGCGCAAGGGGCTACGCTCAGCCGATGTACCACCGCCCGATCTCGCGCTCGTCCGGGTCGCGCAGCGCCGCCGCTACGCGGCTGACGCGCTCGATGGTGTACAGGCTATCGCCTTGCTCCACGAAGGCTTCCCCGTCGTCCGCGATGCGGACGAGACGCGCCTCGCGCGTCAGCCGCCCCATGCGGACAAGCGCACTCAGCGCCTTGTGGAAGAACGCTTGCTCCGGGGTCAGCGGAGACAGCAGCAGATAGGTGGAACGCATCACACTCTCCTTTGCAGGGCTGTGCCCTGCGGCACAGACAGCGCCCGACGGGCGCGTCACATCCGTACTGGTCTGCGCCCCGTAGGACGCAGCACCGCTACGGACGCAGCGGTGATGGGGGAGAAATTCTCCCCCGATGGTCACTCGAACTTCAGCGAAGCCAGCGCACGCTTGTGCGCCGCGACGATCTGGGCCTTCGTCAGGCCCTCGTACGCCGCCGCTATGCGCTCCACGCTGCCGGCAGGCAGCCGCGTTTTCGCGGCCTTGTTGTTCTTCTCCGGGGCCTTCGACTTGTTGTTGATCACATGGTAGCGAAACTGCGACTCGGCACGGTCGCACGCCTTCTGATGGGCTTCCTTCCGCACGGTGCGCGAAGCCGACACGATCTTCACGGCCTTGTCCGCGTCGATGTCCAGGTTGCCTTGCAGGTACCCGATGACGAAGCGAACCCGCATCTCACGCTGCCCTTCGATGGGCAGGGCGTGGTACTGCGTGTGCCAATGGCCACAAGCGGCGAGGATGGCGGCGTCCTGACGGCCCACGGCGGCAGCGAATTGTTCAAACGTCTTCACGATGTTGCCTTTCAGAGAATGGGGGAGACTTTCTCCCCCGACGGTGCAAGCGGCACCGCGACGCTGAGAGCAAACCGATGCTCTCATATAGGGTTCTACCCCCCTGCAGAGGGGTTCCGAGACCCCTGCCAGCGACCCCACCCTACGGGGGACACCCCTGCTGTGACGATGTAGTGCGACGTAATATAAACACTAATCCACAACCATAATCGCAAAAATTACCAATTTTGTAAAAAATACAAATTACATAAAAATGCAAATCACAAAAATTACCAATTTTGTAAAAACAAAAACAAAATAAAACACAAATAAAAATTTTATAAAATTTTTTACAAAAATACCCCCTACAATGTCTAATCCTTGACATTACCCATCAAAAAAACCCCGGCTCCAGGCCGGGGTAAAGCGGCCTAAAGGCCGCACAGGAGGGCAACGCGTGCGCTGCGCGACAAGTATACCGCTTGCGCTTGCAAAAACAAACCCTTGTGGCTACACTGCGCCCACTTGCGCTCGGCAATGTTGCCGCGCATGCGCCTATGCTGGAACACCTACTCGATTACGAGCCCCCCATCGAAGACGGACGCGGCATCCTGCCGCTGGCCGACGCGATGCCCGAGCAGCTTCTTGCTGCGCAGCAAGGCACCGCTGACTGGCTCGCCGCCGTAGGCGCTCCAACCACAGCCAACACTGACGCCCAGGTGGCCGCTACGCAGGCCCAGCAGGCGTTCACCGCTCTCACCACCGCCACCCCCACGCCTGATCAGAACGCCGCCTTGTTGCGGCTGAAGACGCCTCCGGCGGTGCAGCACCTTGTGGGGATGCTGACGGCCTACGACTGGGCGTTCGTAGAGCAGGCCAAGGAGCTGCGCGGCTACGCCGTGTCGCAGATCTTGGAAGAGACGAAGAACCCCGACGCACGCCTGCGCCTGCGGGCGCTGGAGCTGCTGGGGCGCGTCACCGAGGTGGCGCTCTTCACCGACCGGGTGGAGGTCAAGAAGACGACGGTCAACGACGACGAGCTGGACGCCAAGATTAAGGAGAAGCTTGCGCGGTTCATGGATGTGACGGACGTATCCGACGTCTCGGATGTCCCCGCCGAGGCTGACCCCTCGTGAAGCTGCCGTCGTTCCTCTCCGCTACTGAAGCCGCCGCGCTGCAGCGGGCGCTACCCACGCTCAGTGTGAAGGAGAAGGCCGAGCTGTTCGACCTGCTGGAGGAGCGTGAGAAGAGGGCTAAGCTCTCGGCGGCACGCACGGGCGTGCTGGGCTACGCACACGCCATCTACCCGGGGTTCAAGGAAGGGCCCCACCACCGCAAGCTGGCGAGCATCTTCGACGCCGTAGTCAGGGGCGAGAAGACGCGCGTGATCATCAACATCGCGCCTCGCATGGGTAAATCGGAGTTTTCGTCGTTTCTGTTCCCGTCGTACTACCTCGGGCGTTTCCCAGAGAAAAAGATCATCATGGGTACGCACACTTCCTCACTGTCAGAGGACTTTGGTCGACGTATCAGAAACTTGTTGGAAACGCCCGATTACCATCAGATATTCCCTGGCACGCAAGTTGCCGATGATCAAAAGGCGTCAGGCAAGTGGTCAACTGCCGCAGGCGGTCAGTATTTTGCGGTTGGCGTGGGCGGCAGCATCGCAGGTCGCGGAGCGGACTTGTTCGTCATTGACGACCCGCACTCCGAGCAGGACTTGAAGGCGGGCACACGCACGCCCTTCGACGCGGCATGGAACTGGTTCCAGACCGGCCCTCTGCAGCGCCTGATGCCCAGCGGGGCGATCATCGTGATCATGACGCGGTGGTCGCAGATCGACCTCACCGGCCAGTTGATCAGCCACCAGATCAAGAACCCCGACGCCACGCCCTGGGAGATCGTGGAGCTGCCGGCCATCCTCAACGAGAACACCGACGAGGAGAAGAGCCTGTGGCCCGGGCAGTGGCCCCTGGAGCAGCTCCAGGCCAAGCGGGCGGGTATGGACCCGCGCTTCTGGCAAGCGCAGTACCAGCAGAACCCCACGAGCGAGGTAGCCGCGCTCATCCGCCGCGAGCACTGGCAGATCTGGGAGCGCGAGCGCCCGCCCAAGTGCGACTACATCATCCAGTCGTGGGACACGGCGCACGAGACCAAGACCGCTGCCGACTACAGCGCCTGCACTACGTGGGGTGTGTGGTTCAACGAGGACGACAACAACAACGCGCACATCATCCTGCTCGACGCTATCAAGCACCGCTGGACGTTTCCCGAGTTGAAGAAGCGGGCATTGGAGTACTACAAGGAGTGGCAGCCGGATACGTGCCTGATCGAGAAGAAGGCTGCGGGCGCGCCGCTGATACAGGAGCTGCGGGCCACGGGCGTGCCAGTGTCGGAGTTTTCTCCGTCCCGGGGCAAGGTCGGCACGAAGTCAGACAAGACGGCGCGGTTGAACTCGGTGTCGGACATCTTCGTGTCGGGGCGTGTATGGGCGCCGGATACTAGGTGGGCGAAGGAAGTAATTGAGGAGGTCGCTGCGTTCCCCGCCGGGGAGCACGACGACTATGTGGATACGTGCATACAAGCACTGATGCGCCTGCGCATGGGCGGGTTCATTGGCTTGCCGTCAGACGCGCCTGATGACCCGCCAGAGTTCCGCAGTTTCAGAAAAGTAGCGTACTACTAAGGAGCCGAACATGGCGACGAACATCGACCGGGCGCTTGAGCCCTCCCTCATTCCGGGCCTGGAGCCGGGCGGTGTCCAAGAAATGGACACCATCGAGATCGAAATCGAGAACCCCGACAGCGTCACGGTCGGTACCGACGGCCTGGAGGTCACGCTCATCCCGGGAGAAGACGACCTCGACGAAGGCTTCGAGGCGAACCTTGCCGAGACGATGAACGAGGGGGCGCTGCAGACGCTCGCCAGCGAGCTGATCGAGCTGGTGGACGCCGACATCAACAGCCGCAAGGACTGGGTCGACACTTACGTCAAGGGTTTGGAGGTGTTGGGGCTGAAGTACGAGGAGCGCACCGAGCCGTGGTCGGGCGCGTGCGGGGTGTACAGCCCGCTGCTGGCCGAGGCTGCCATCAGGTTCCAGTCGGAGCTGATCACCGAGACGTTTCCCGCGCAAGGTCCGGTGAAGACGCAGATCATCGGTGCGGTCGACAAGTACAAGGAAGAGGCCGCAGAGCGCGTGCGGCAGGACATGAACTACCGCCTGACCGAGGGGATGGTGTCTTACCGCTCCGAGCATGAGCGGTTGCTGTTCAGCCTGGGGCTCGTCGGTGCTGCGTTCAAGAAGCTCTACAAGATGCCGGATGAGCCCAACCCCGAGGCTCCGTACGTGCCGGCAGAAGACCTGATCATCCCGTACGGCGCGGCCAACGTGTACGTCGCGGAGCGCGTCACGCACATCATGCGCAAGACGAAGCACGAGATCAAGCGCATGCAGCTCAGCGGGTTCTACCGCGACGCTGACCTGGGCGAGCCGCAGCACATCGTCACCGATCTGGAGAAGAAGAAAGCCGAGGAAGAAGGCTACGCGCTCAACGAGGACGAGCGCTACCAGTTGCTGGAGGTGCACCTGTACCACGACATGCCCGGGCATGAGGATGACGACGGGTTGGCGTTGCCGTATGTGGTGACCATCGACCGGGGCTCGCAGCAAGTGCTGGCGATCCGCCGCAACTGGGACGAGGCCGACAAGCTGCGCCAGAAGCGGCAGCACTTCGTGCAGTACACCTACATCCCGGGCTTCGGGGCGTACGGGCTGGGCTTCTTCCACATCATCGGTGGCTACGCCCGGGCGGGCACTTCGATCATCCGCCAGCTCGTCGACGCGGGCACGCTGAGCAACCTGCCCGGGGGCTTGAAGAGCCGTGGCCTGCGGATCAAGGGCGACGACACCCCCATCGCCCCGGGCGAGTTCAGGGATGTGGACATCCCCAGCGGAGCGCTGCGGGACAACCTGATGAACCTGCCCTACAAGGAGCCGTCGCAGGTGCTCGCAGGGCTGCTGGAGCGCATCACGGACGAGGGGCGCAGGCTCGCGGCCATCGGTGACCTGAAGATCGCGGACATGTCCTCCGAGGCCCCGGTGGGCACCACCCTGGCCCTGCTGGAGCGCCAGCTCAAGACGATGAGCGCGGTGCAGGCGCGTGTCCACGCCAGTCTGCGGATGGAGTTCAAGCTGCTCAAGCGGCTGATTCGCGACGACACCCCGCCTGACTACAGCTACGAGCCCGAGAGCGCCCCGCGCAAGGCCAAGCAGGCCGACTACGACATCGTGGAGATCATCCCGGTGTCCGACCCCAACGCCGCCACGATGGCCCAGCGCATCGTGCAGTACCAAGCGGCCCTGCAGCTTGCCCAAGGCGCTCCGCAGATCTACGACATGCCCTACCTGCACCGGCAGATGCTGGAGGTGCTGGGGATCAAGAACGCCGACCGACTGGTGCCTCTGGCCGAGGACCGCAAGCCGCAAGACCCGGTGACGGAGAACATGCACGTGCTGATGGGCAAACCCGTCAAGGCGTTCGCGTACCAAGACCACGAAGCGCACCTGATGTGCCATCAGGCGTTCATGCAAGATCCGAAGATCGCCGCAACCATCGGCCAAAACCCAATGGCGCAGCAGATGATGGCCGCGCTCATGGCGCACATCGCGGAGCACGCGGCGTTCGCTTACCGGGCCCAGGTCGAGCAGGCGCTCGGCACGCCGCTGCCAGCCTTGGACGAGACCTCCGAAGCCCCCATCGCGCCCAACGACGAGAAAGCCCTGGCCCCGTTGCTGGCTGCTGCCGCGCAGCGCACGATGATGCAGAACCAAGTCATGGCCGCGCAGATGCAGGCTCAACAGCAAGCCGCAGACCCGGCGGTGCAGATGCAGCAGGCGGAGCTGCAATTGAAGGCCGAGGAGCTGCGCCGCAAGGAGGCCGACAGCCAGCGCGACTTCCAGATCGCGCAGCAGAAGCTGCAGCTTGAGCAAGCCCGCCTTGCGCTTGACGCCCAGAAGAACCAAGGCGAAGACCCGATGATCGCTGCCGCCAGAGGGCAGCAAGAGCTGGCGCAGAAACAGGCCCGGGCGCGGCAGGACATGATCCACAAAGAGCAGACGCACCGGATGAAGCTGCGCCAGCAGGCTGAGCAGCGTGCCGCGCAACCCGCCAAACCCAAGAAGGAGCAGTAAATGGCTGATAACGCACTGTCTGCGGTGTTGAGAGAGCTGGAACAGCGTCGTGCGGTGCTGTCAGACGCGCTTGGCAGCGGCTGCGCACGCGACTTTTCCGAGTACAAATTTATGTCGGGCGAAATCCGGGGTCTTTCGCACGCACATTCCCTGTTAACCGACCTCGTGCGTAGATTGGAGAATGACGATGAGTGAGCTGCTCCTAGCGGATGCAGATGGTGATACGTCCGTATTGCCTGAAACTGACGCGGAAAAAGCGCGACAAGTGCCCGATCCCGTGACGTACCACATCCTTTGCCTTGTTCCGAAGGCTGAACAGGAGTACGAAAGCGGTATTGCCAAGGCTGGACAGACGATGCACTACGAAGAAGTGCTGTCTCCGGTGCTTTTTGTGGCAAAAATGGGTCCGGATGCCTACCGAGACCCGCTTCGGTTCCCCTCCGGGCCGTCTTGCAAGGTCGGTGACTTTGTTTTGGTGCGTCCGAACACGGGTACGCGGCTGAAAATCCACGGAACGGAGTGGCGCATCATCAATGATGACTCCGTCGAGGCGGTGGTTCAAGATCCGAGAGGGATCAAACGCGTATGATGCCCGAACCTAAAGAAAATGAGTTCTTGGGCGTAACGGACGACTTCTTTTGGTACGAAATGACGCAGATCGCGGAACAACTCCGCGCACTGGCGAACCGCCTCGAGAACACGGAGCGCGTACTGAAGGCCCGTTCTTACGAACAAAACACGTATTTCCATTATTTGGAAAGCAAAACGCGCGAACTTAAAGCAGAAGTTGAACTGCTGAGGAGCAAAAATGGATGAATTCAAGTTCCCAGACGAGCGGTCCGCCGAGAAGAAAGACGCCCCAGAGGTAGATTTTTCCGTCGAAGGCGAAACCGAGGTCGAAATCATCGACGACACGCCCGAACAGGACCGTGGCCGCACGCCAATGAAGGAGCCTCCGCCGGAGGTGACGGACGAAGAGCTGGAACAGTACGGCGATGGGGTGCGCAAGCGCATCCAGCACCTCTCCAAGGGCTACCACGAAGAGCGGCGGGCGAAGGAGTCGGCGCAGCGCGAGCGCGACGAGGCCGCAAAGCTGGTGCAGTCCCTGCTCAACGAGAACAAGAAGCTCCAAGGCACTGTGGGGCAGGGCCAACAAGTGCTGGTCGAGCAGGCCAAGAAGGTGGCGCAGTCGGAGCTGGACGAGGCCAAGCGCAAGCTCAAGGAAGCACACGAGGCGTTCGATACTGACGCCATCGTGGAGGCCCAAGAGGCGCTTGCTGCAGCCAAGTTCAAGTTGGAGCGGGTGAGCAACTTCAAGCCGACCCCTTTACAACAGCCGCAAGATGAGGTACAAACTGCCTCGCAGCCTTCGGCACAGCCGCCGCAGCCGCAACTGGACTCCAGAACCCGTGCGTGGCTTGAAGCCAATCCCTGGTTCGGTTCAGGCAACAAGCGGATGACGGCGTACGCGATGGCACTGCATGAGGAACTCGCCGCAGAGGGTGTGCCTCCCGGAAGCGAAGACTACTTCCGGCGAATCGACGATCAGCTACGCGAGACCTTCCCGAGCGCGTTTCCCTCGGAGAAGAAACCAGCGAAGCAGTCGGTGGTGGCCCCGGCAACGCGCAGCACAGCGCCCAAGAAGATCGTGCTGACGCAATCGGCGGTTTCTCTGGCAAAGAGGCTGGGGCTCACCCCTCAGCAGTACGCACAAGCTGTGGCGGAGCAGATGAGGAAACAAAATGGCTGAACGAACCCCCCGTGACCTGGACACTCGCGCTCGTTCCGAGCGTCCGAAGCAGTGGATGCCGCCGGAGCTACTGCCCTCTCCCAATCCGGAAGAAGGCTATGAGTTCCGCTGGATTCGCATCAGCACGCTGGGTCAGAACGACCCGACCAATGTGACCTCGAAGCTCCGCGAGGGCTGGGAGCCCGTCAAGGCATCTGAACACCCCGAGATCATGCACATGGGCAGCAACAACGCTCGCTTCCCGGACTGCATCGAAGTCGGCGGACTCATGCTTTGCAAAACCCCCAAGGAGTTTGTCCAACAACGCAATGCTCACTTCCAGAAGATGGCGGACGGGCAGCTGCAGTCGGTGGACAATTCGTTCATGCGCGAGAATGATCGTCGGATGCCGCTGTTCAGGGAACGCAGCACCGAGGTGAAGTTCGGACGCGGTGCAGCAAACTAGGAGTAACAAATGGGATACCCCTCCATTGATCGGCCTTACGGCCTGGAGCCGGTCAACCTGATCGGCGGCCAACCGTTCGCGGGTTCGACGCGCATGGTTCCGATTGCCTCGGCCTACGCAACGTCGATCTTCAACGGCGACCTTGTCCAACTCACGGCCACTGGCACGGCCATCATCACCTCCACCACGGCCCCCGCGACGTCGCAGGCGGCTCAGGCGGCGGTTCCCGGCACCGTTGGTGTCTTCCTGGGCTGCGAATACAGCCCGCCCTCGGGTCCGATCTTCGGCAAGATCCGTCAGCAGTACTGGCCGGGTGGCACGGTGGCGCAAGACGCCGTTGCCTACGTGCTGGATGACCCCGATGCGATCTTCAAGACGGTGGTTCTGACCCAGTCTGGCGCTACCAACGTCAACACGGGCCTGACTCCGGGCTTCATGTCGCAAGCCTTCGTCGGCACCAACGCCTACTTCGTCACGGGCAACGGCGGCTCCACGGCCACCGGCAACTCGCTGGCAGGCGTCACGGGCAACACCCCCGGCGCAAGCAACGGCACGGGCAACGTCCGCAAGGACAACTCGACCACGGCTCCGTTCCGCATCGTTCAGATGGTGCCGGATACGGCTGTGACGGTGCAGACTGCGCTGACGGCGGGTGCTTCGTCCACCTCGCTGACGGTGGGGTCCACCACGGGTGTGTTCCCGGGCATGCAGGTCATCATCCCTGCGGCCACGGCGGGCGGTGCTCAGGGTCTGTACACCTACGTGACGGCGGTCACCAGTGCAACGGCTGTTACCGTGTCTGCCAGCGTCACCGCTGCCAGCGGGTCGGCTGTCGCCTTCGTCGGGTACTCTGAGGTTCTCGTCAAGATGAACTTCGGTTACCACTCGTACTACAACGCCACGCAGATCGCGTAAGGAGTCTGAATCATGGCAATTTCTCGTGCACAGCTCCTCAAGGAGCTTCTCCCTGGACTCAACGCCCTGTTCGGTCTGGAGTACAAGCGCTACGGCGAAGAGCACAAGGAGATCTACGAAACGGAGACCTCCGACCGCTCGTTT